TTTATGTTGACCCTCTCTACCCTGAAGACGAAATTCTTATGGGTTACAAAGGTGCTTCACCAATGGATGCAGGCTTTGTGTACGCTCCGTACATTCCGCTACAAATGCTTCCAACTATCACGGACCCTGAAACGTTCCAGCCAAGAAAAGGTTTAATCACTCGCTATGCGACTGCTCAGATTAACCCTGCTTCGAGGTTCTATCGTATCATCCGTATTGTCGGTGCAAACGCAAACTATATGACTACTCCATTCGTGAAAGCTTCCCGCTCAGGCGGCGCATACAGCTAAGGATTAGCATAGTATTAATAAAAGAAGCCCAGCTATTTTGGCTGGGCTTCTTCCATATATAATAGAGAGATGGCTAGTAAACCAGTTAAACCTAATTTTGCGTGGGGACCTTTTTTATCCGAGCGGGAAAGCGCTTCTACTAACGCTTCGTCCTTTGTGGCGCCCTCTGGTGATATTCCTTACGACACCCTTAATCGACGTTATTTTTCGGATAATGTAGAGTTTAACCGGTTTTATGCTGTAATTCGGGACTTTATTAAAGCGCGGCTAGGACACCCAGTAGTAAGGGTAGAACTAGCGGATTTTCAGATACTTACGTGTATCGATGAATCTATCAGCAAACTCGATTACCATGCCCCGGATTGGTGTACTCAATTAGCTGCTTTTACAACACAAGCGAATGCAAACATGTATGAGCTGCCATCGTATATGGTGAACAATTTTAGGTACGCTGCATATAAGAAAACTTTGCTCAGCATTCCTTTAGGAGGGAATTCTTTAGAACAGGATTTCTTTATTAAGTATTTTCAAGAAAATTTCTTATTCCAGGATTTTTCAGTAAGTGATTTTCTTTTAATGAAAATGCATTTGAAACAGATTAGAAAGATTTTAGGGAGGGAAGGCTCATTTCAAATTGTTAACAATAAGTATTTGATGGTGTATCCTACTCCTGTTAGGGAAGATGCCCAGGATGTGGTAATCGAATACAAGAGCCTAAACTCGGACACCCTACATCATTATTTTATAAATTGGATACAACGTTATTCTCTAGCAGTAGCCAAGGGAGTCCTAGGAGAAATACGTGGCAAATATGCTACCCTTCCTTCTCCTCAAGGGGGTGCTCAGTTAAACGGTCCCGCTCTAATAGAGGAGTCTCAGAGAGAGATGGAACTACTAGAGAATCAACTTCTTCAAGAAATTGAAGAGCCCGCAGTCTTTACCACATACTAATGGTTTTTGTTTCAGGTCCTCCTTTTGGCGACTACCCTCCTATGGTGGACGGTACGCGGGAAGCATCTTATAATGGAAAACGAATTCCAAATGTGTTTGATATTAAAAGACAACTTTTTGAAAGAGAAAATAAAAATTTTAGAAGTTTAGAATTTTACAGAGCCACTTCCAAACGATTACTTTCTTTGTTTAGTGACGCACAAATAATTGGGGAAGATAACGAAATTCACCCTGTTTCTGTTTGGTACGCCAATTACGAAAGAGCAATTGCTAAAATTTTTGAATCCAGGAACTTAACTTTACCTTGTATGACTTTAGCTATAGCTGACACGGAGCAGGATATGGACCGACGTAGACCGAATTTCGATGTTGAATTCTGGACGGTCCACGACGAGAAGCGACGACGTCATATAAGAGTTGCATCCTTAGCCCCGCAAGCCGTAAATGTATCCTATCAAATAAACTTATGGTCCCGGTATGTGGAGGATATGAACCAGTTACTAGAGTATGTCTTAAATAAATTTCATCCTTTCCTTAGAGTCGAAACGGACTTTATGACGGATGCGTGTGCTTTTGTTACTTCTATCTCCGATAATTCTCAGCTTGATGCGCCTGATGAAGAAGATAGGGTTGTTAGAAAAATAGTAACGTTCACTGTAGAAACGTATTTGCCAAGCCGAAAATATCAAATACAATCGAACGGGGATATTACATCAATGAATTATGACATCCAGATTAAGCCCGGAATTGATTTCTCTGGCATACCTCCTGTGTCTGCAACTGAAACGTTGGTAATGTACCCCACATCTTCTACGGCATAATATTACAAATATTTGCACTTTCAAAAGTCTATACCTCTAAATAAAAGAGAGGAAGCATAATGAAAAATGTAATAATTAGGAACGTTTCATCCCAGGACTTAGAAATTGTACTTAAGTCCGGGAGAACATTTGAGCATATCAACCTAACCGCAGGCAATCGTATCTCGGTTCCTGAAAAATCTCTAACAGACACCTGCTTAGAGTTGCAACGCAGACAGCTTCTTCAAATTCTTTAAAGGTAAATCATGGCTAATTTCGTTTCCCCCGGTGTATACACAGTCGAGAAGGACGTATCTGACTACGCTCCTTCCGTAAATCCGTCCATTGTTGGACTTGTAGGCTTTGCCTCAAAGGGTCCCACCGACACTGCGACCCTGATAACCTCCCCCGCTGACCTCTTGCGGACGTTTGGAACGCCTGACTTGGTTAACGGAGGTCAAGGCGTTTACGGTGCTCTTGATATTCTGCAAAAAACAAATCAAGTTTATTTTGTAAGAGCCGCTACGAGCGATGCGAAGGAAGCTAATTACGGTATTCCTCTCGCGAATAGCCCTCACTCAGTAGTTATGCTGGGTTCTATGAGTGCTAACCTTCAGTACCGCTTCGATGTTAGAACTTTCGATAAAGCCGGAGAAGAATATGGGGAGCTAACTTCTTTCTACGCTTATCGAGAGAGACCATACGTGTCTGCGACTGACGGAGGCTCTTTAATGCCTACGACCACAAGTGCTGCTTGGACTACCGTTGATTGGAATAATGCATTTCTGGCTGGCGCGGGCGACGCTTTCGATGCCGATACAGGACAAATAACCTTTGTCCCTAGCGGTCTTGGGGCTGGTAGTGGATTGGTAGCAGCAAGGAAAGCTGGTGCCGGTAACAACGGACAAGGTTCACGTCTGGAAATCGAGGTATACATTTCTTCTGGTCTCTGTAATGGAGGTCCGGGATTTGAAGGAACTTACTTGTCTTCTACTCCTATTGATGTTAATGACCTTACATGGGTTAAGGCAAATACAGGCGCGGGTACCTGCGCTGCTGACGCAAAAAGTAAACTTGATATTGTCCGTGCGTGTTCCGGTGGCGTAGAGATTGATGGTGCTGGCGGCTACATGCCTGCTTCCTCTACTACAGTAGCTGGAAATGGCACTTCTAAACATGGCGCTGCTAGCGGTATGACGTTTAAGACAGAATCAGCAGGAGCTGGTGCTTATATGCTACAGTCATTGTATCCTGGATTAGGGTATAATTATTCCGCGATTAATTATCAGGGAGGCATTCAGTATCGAGGCTTACAAGCTAAGGTGGTAAATACCAACCGAGACGGTGAATTCAACTTAAACGTTCTTAATGACGGTGGAGTTGAGGAAAGCTACAACATGGCGATTGCGAAGCCCAATAGCACGGTTTCCGCTACGTCTAACTACCCAGAGGATGTTCTCAACCAAGGGCTTGAAAATGCCGTTTCTAATTATGTGAAAGGAAACTTCTACTCATATGACTCAGGTACTATTACTTCGGTACCTGGAACTGATGGAGAAGGAACAGTATCTGGTGTTCCCACGTGGATTTCCAACGGCATCCCAACGGGATGGGGAACCGGAACGATTACTAGTAACTGGATTAACGCTTTGAGAGGAAAACTTGTTTCAGGCTCTGCATCCAACCGGACTTTCCGTTGTGTAACATTGCAGGAAGGTGACTACGATTTCTCCCAAGGTAAAAACGGGGATGCTTCGGATTACAACGGTAACATGTCTAACTCTACTGTTAAGACGGCTCTTATTGGAGACACTGGAAGTAAGACCGGCATGTATGCGTTAGACCAGGAAGACGTACCCATCACTATGGCTGCTATCCCAGGAGTTACGGAACAATCTGTACAAAACTCTTTAATTACTTTAGCAGAGAATACCCAAAACTTCTTAGCTGTGGTATCCCCTCCGGTCGGGTTCCAAAACGCTCAACAAGCGATAGCTTGGTCGAACGGTAAAGCAACTGGTAGAACTGCTTCTATTAACAGTAGTTACGCCGCAGTGTACTGGCCGTGGCTAAAATCATTCGATGCTTTCACAGGTAAAGACAGATTTTATGACCCTGCAATTTACGCAATCAGTCAGATGTGTTACACAGACGAAGTTTCTGACCCGTGGTTCGCTCCAGCAGGGTTGTCCCGCGGTCGCTTAACGAAACCTACAGATGTTGAAGTTAAGCTAAATCAAGGGGACAGAGACGCTCTTTACGGTCCTGGCAATATTGTAAACCCAATTACCAAGTTTACTACTGACGGGATTGTAATTTACGGGCAAAGAACCGGTCAACGAGCTGCAACAGCTTTAGACCGAATTAATGTTCGACGTTTAATGATTTATCTCCGTAGATTGGTTCTTCAAAGCGCACGTAGATTTGTGTTTGAGCCTAACGACCCAATTACTTGGGAATCCGTAAGGAACGTGATAAGTCCTGCACTAGCGGACATCCAACAAAGACGAGGGCTAGTATCTTTCAGTGTCGTATGTGACGCTAGTACTAACACCCCACTGCGCGTTGATAGAAACGAATTATGGTGTAAGGTCATTCTCAAGCCTACCAAGACTGCTGAGATTTTGGTGTTCGAGCTCAACCTTACAAATCAAGGAGCTTCTGTATAAGCACTATATAAATTAAGGGAAACTTATTATGGCACAAGGACACTTTTACGTTGACAGAGCAGCAGAACTTATTGCTGACTCTCCTCGACTATCTCATGCTCTCGAATCTTACCGCGCCTACGCGTGGGAGATTCAAATTCCGCAATTCGCTGGCTCGTTGGGTAACGTTCCAGGGTTAGCAAGCCAAGACAGGTTAACGCTAGCAGCTAAACAGGTTACTCAGCCTGGGTTTACTGTCGAAGATATCGAAGTACATCGTGTTAACGAAAAGTTCTTCTATCCTGGCAAACCTTCTCCAGATGAGATTACCGTAACGTTTGACAACTTTATTAAAGGTGATATAGCGGATGCTCTATTCGCATGGATGCGGACCGTTTATGACCCAGTATATGGAGTCCATTATGGAGGTCTCGGTAACGGCACAGCAGCTGTTAACCAAGTACCTGGGATTGGTCCTGAATTAAAGGAAACCCCGATATTCAAGAAAACGGTCACGATTTGGCAGCTGGACGCTAAACGAGTCCCAACATCACACGTCAACCTTTATGGGTGCTATCCGAAGGGCTGGAAACTTGGTGAATTTAACTATGCAACCAACGAATTCCACACCATCGAGATGACGCTTCGTTACGACTTCGCTGTCCAGTTTACCGAAGACTCCGATATAGACGACGTACTATCCCCAACCGTCGCACAATAAGACGAGTAAATTAAAAAGTTTTTATAGGCTTCTCTGGTAAATACTAGGGAAGCCTACTTTAATATATTATGGGAAATTTTGAAACATTCTTGAACGCGTACGAAAAGTCCGGAGGGACTTTGATGGAGGGGAAATGGACAAGAGACACCAAGAATATTGTCAAAATGCTAGCTAATTTTGCGCCTAACCCCCTCCCACAAGGCGTTAGAAAACCTGAATTAATTAACACCGCTAAACCACTTAAAGGCGCTCCCGCGCCTAAAGAGTCTGCGGGGGAAGAAGCTATAAAAAAAGCTTTAGAGACCCCGGGCGAAATAGCTTACGAGTATACGGGCGGACGCGCTGATAAACCTGCCCAAATGGTAGCCTATAGAAGCGCAGGTTGGAATCCGACTTCGGGAGCCATTCGGTTTACTAAGGAGGAATGGGACGCTATGATTGCTGAGTACGAGGCATCCAAAGATGTGTTAGCCGCGGAGAAACCTGATGGAGGGGATGACGCCGACACAGGAGAATTGGGTCCTCCTCCTCTTGATTTGAATGCTCCAGCCGTTGACCAAGAAGCAGCTAAACCCTGGTTAGAACAACAAAGTTACTCTGGAATAGCTCAGCAAACAGCCATTCTGAATGAGATGGGTATTGAAGGAGAGGACGTGGAAGCCTTTATAAAAAGTAATCAACGTCAAATGAGAGGGCTCGGGCATCGTACTCTCATATTCAAGGCTGCTAGTGAGGCTTTCGGCTACAGGGACGCTACACCTGATGAGTTAGAACAAGCCGCTCAAGACTTGACGGACGCTCAAAACAGAGCAATGATTCTCGCTCATCAAGTAAAAAATAAAAGTGTTGATTGCGATTCTATGCCCGAAACCGACCGTAGTTTTTTAATGAACTGTGTACGTCTCCGTGGCTCAGGACAAAGCCGAGGAGTTTACTTTAAAGGTGGAGGCGATTGCGCGGGAGAGCTGGGCTCCATCGGAGGTGACCAACTCACCAGTGGAGGGGATGTATACGGACTTAAAGTTGGTACAGAAAAATCTCCAATCTATCAACTAATAGATGGGTTGGACGAGGTGAAGTGTGAGGTAGATGGTAAGGAAAAAGCCTTAGTTCCGAGAGGAAGGCTTG